GGTCTAAGTGACATGGTATATCGGAGAGGTCCTGTTCAGCCCAGAAGGTCTTTGAGGAGGCCTATCAGGAGGGAGGCAACTCTGTCCCCTGCTAGGTTGAGGCGGGCCGTAGCGGCGTTAAGGGGACGTAGGAGGCCCGTGTCCAGGTTGCGTTCTTCTGCCGCACGTAGGCCTGTTAGGAGGGGGTTTGGATGGCGTGGAGGACTACGGGGGTAGGGATGAGATAAAGGGGTAATAGGGGGATGAAGTGACTCTTTCGCTCGAAAAGAGGACTGCCATATCGGACTCGATACGGTTCGAGTTGGCCGGGAGATGTTTCGTAGATCCTTTATTTTCGTCACGGGAGGAAGGGACGGCCTGCGATTTTCTGGACTTTGTCTACATCCTGGAGCCGCCTCCCGGCAGGGGTCGTATACGGTTTACGAGGTGGGACCATCTCATAGATATCGCCGAGAAGCTTACCTCTGAGAGGCTCATCGTTATTCTGAAGGCCAGGCAGATAGGTTTCTCCTGGCTTATCGCTGCCTACGCGGCGTGGCTTGCGCGGTTCCACGAAGGGGCCGTTATATTGATGTTGTCGAAAGGGCAGGACGAGGCGAAGGCCCTTCTCGGCAAGGTCAGGTTCATCCTCGTCAACCTCCCTGACACATGGCAGGTGAAGTTCGGTGCCGACTCCAAGTCGGAGATCGAGATACCCGAGATGAACTCTAAGATCGTTGCGTTGCCTGCCACTGAGGACGCAGGTCGGTCCGAGACCGCCACGGTGGTAGTGCAGGACGAAGCGGACTTCCACGAGTATCTCGACGCCAACTACGCCGCTGTGAAGCCTACCATCGACGCCGGGGGACAGCTCATACAGGGATCGACATCTAATAAGAGGAAGATGATCTCCCTGTTTAAGGAGTTGTATCGAGGAGCCCCTGACAACGGGTACGCCAAGGTGTTCTTGGGCTGGGACGTCAGGCCGGGCCGGGACAAGAAGTGGTACGCCCAAACTCGTGCAGCCATTCCCGAGACCAGCGAGATGACGCCCGAGCTGTACATGGAGCAGGAATACCCGACCATCGATAACGAGGCCCTCGCTCCGGCACGAAGTATATCCGCCTTTAACGTAGATACCCTTGACGACATGGCCTCCTACGTTCAAAATACCGTCGAAACTAAAGGGCTCATAAATATCTACCAGAAATGGCGTATCGGACGTCGGTACATGGCTGCCACCGACACGTCCCACGGCACAGGAGGAGACTTCTCCGTTACCGTTGTTATGGACGGGCAAAGCGGTATGGTAGTGGCCGACATAATATCTAACCACCTCGGACCCGAAGATCTAGCATGGGACTCTATGCAGCTTCTGAAGATGTACAAAGATCCCATCTGGGCCATTGAGGACAACGAGTGGGGCATCGTCACCATCAAGGCGGCGCAAAGCGAACGGTACCCAAGGTTATTTCACCGGGAGACCAGTCGGGGCAACAAGCTCGTTGGCTGGCATACCGACGGACGGAGCAGGTACGTTCTCTGGGGAGAGCTTATCGAGGCCGTTGAGGCCCGACATATTACCATTCCTAATCAGGACGGTCTCGGTCAGTTCTATACCGTTATTCGTAATCCCAAAAAGGCCGGTAGGATAGAGGCTATGGAAGGCGCCCATGACGACTACCCAATGGCCATCGGCATGGCGTGGCAGATGAGGAAGTTCGCCTACGGGTCGATGGCGCAGATAGTGATGCTTCCTGCCTCGTGGTAGACTGTAGCCGATTATTCCGTAGGAACGATAGCAAAATAAAATCGTAAAGGGTGGTAAGGTACTCCCCGTCCGCGTTACGTGGCTCTCTCGACGGCGACGGCATGGGGCGCAGAGCGGAGGGTTCATAGCTAAGGATAACCGTCATAATAGGTGAGATCTTATGATTGACCTGACCGTCAAGCCCGACCTGGAGTTTGTGCAGAACACTCAGTCCCGGCTTTTTAATATTTGGGCGCAAACTCATTCGGAGTGGGAGACCGTCGATTCGTACTATCACCGGAACTACCCGATATGGCCTGCGGTTCATCAGGGGAGGCCCTCTTATCGTCCTGCGACTCCGACCAGTGTGATCGATCACGCCGCCGACACCCAGCTCGCCTTTACTCCCAGCGTTCATCGGGAGCCAATGGGAGAGGGGGACCTGCATAAGCAGAGGGCAGACAGGATCGAAGAGGCCCTAAAGGCCATACTGGACGATTCGGCCCTGAAGGAGTCGGTCCTTCCCTTTAAGCAGATCGGCAGGTACCTTTTGGGTTACGGGTACGGCGTTGTGGAAGGGCCGATCTGGAACGAGGATATGGTCGAAAAGCCCGTTAAGACCATCCCGGAGAGTAACGAAGAGTTCAAGTCTCGTATGGCCTACTGGGAGGCGAACCGAAAAGAGTTCAACCCCATACAGATCCGCGGCGTTCATCCGGCACGGGTTCTCATGGACCCGTTCAACAAACAGCCCCAGATCGCCATTAAGCAAGAGAAGATGTACGCCGTCGATCTTTGCGAGATGAGTAAACGCAAGAAACGCACACGGCGTACCGCACGAGTGTTCGACTACGATACCCACGACCCGTATAAGGAGGTGGTAGTACGTAACCTCTGGACCCCTTACTGGCATACAGTTACAGTTGAAGGCAACCAGAACGAGTATCAGGAGCTTTGGGTGGAAAGGAACCTGTGGGGATTTGTACCTTATGCCCACGCGTTTGCGGGTTTCGGCATGGAACCCACTAATATGTCTGAAATCAATCCTTCCTACATGGCTCAGGGGTTGTTGGGTCCGATCATGGACTCCATCAAGAACCAGGCTCAGAACGCCTCCGCTAAGCACAACCTGCTGATCGAGGCGGCCTTTGCTCCCAGGGGGACCCGAAGGGACGCTGCGGAAGCCAGTCAGGCCCTACAGGGGGATATCGTACAGGGAGAGCCCGACGATTGGTGGTCCATGCCGGTCAAGGACGTTACGAACTGGATGTTCAGGGTAGGCCAGGAGGTTGACGCGGACATCCAGGAAGGATCTTATACCCGGACCCTGGGCGGATTCCGAGAGGTAGGTGTCTCCACGGTAGGGCAGCAGGCTATTTTGAGCACTGCGGCCCAGAGGAAGTTCGCGGCTACTGCCATACAGCTACAGCATCTGGGATCTATTGCGGGACGGAGGATACTACAGTTGGTAGACGTCCTCGACAAGCCCATATCGGTGAACGGTAAGAGGCTTCGTGTATCCGATATAGATCATCACTACTCGGTCACCGTTACATTCGAGGTTATCGATCCAGTTCTACAGCTACAACAGCGCGAGATAGGCATGAGAGAGGTCCAGCTCGGCATCAAAAGCAAGCAGACCTATCGCGAAGAGGACATGATGGTAGAGAACGAGCAAAAAGAGAGGCAGCGTCTACTCCGTCAGCAGGTCATGGAAACCCCCGAGGTGGCCGCTCTACTCGCCGCAGAGGTTGCCAAAGAAGAAGGGGTCGGAGAGGCCTTTGCAAGACCCGAAGGTCCCGCGGGACCCGGCGTTCCCGCCGGTGGACCGCCCGTTCCGCCTATGCCGATGGCGCCCGGACCGATGGGGCCAGAGGGAGGTCTGCCGCCGGAGGGTATGGTACCGCCCGGCATGGGTATGGGGCCGGGTCCGATGGGACCAGGACCGATGGGACCGGGGCCGATGGGGGCTGGGGAAGGGTTACCCCCAGAAATCCTTCAGGCGATACTGGGCGGACAGCAGCAGCCGCCACCGCAAGATCTTGGCCAGATGAGGCAGGCACTAACTCCTAATACGGCAAGGCCAAGACGAATAAGGCCTGCACCGCAATAGGAACCTATAGAGGTACAGTATGGCAAAGATAAGAAACGATTACACCAAGGTCGTAGAGGAAGTAAGAGGTGAGATACGCCAGCTAAGGCATACCTCTCAGAAATCTCAGATCCCTCCGTTTATGAGGGAACGACCCCTTGCGGAAAGACAGAAAAGTCCCCTTGCTAAGTGGGTAAAGGATCATGGTATCCGCCCTGGAGACTTTCATGTATAGATACGAACACTCTTTCCTCGACAGGAGGCGAGACTGATGGCAGATCCAGAAGGTGCGGTATCGGGGCCGTTGATAGAGGCAATGATGAAGAAGATTCAAGCACTCTTTGCCAAGCAGTCTGGCATTGATTCACTTGAAGAAT